CTACAAGTGTTGGTCCTGCGACAGTAGTAATAAATACTAATGCACGATGGATAAAAAACTTAGTAGGAGTTACAATAGTTGATGGAGTATTGGTATCTAATGTTCCTAGCTCTACAAGACAGTCTCCATCTGCATATGCTGAAGCAGTATCTGTATCTGCTAGTGATCCTACAAACGTTTGTATTTTACGTGTGCCGAATGAATGTAACAGACCTGTGCCTGTTATTCCTGTACCGAAAGTTACGTTATCTTCGTAAGCCTCAATACCTTTTGTAAAAGTTGTTGTTGCCATTTTATAAATCCTCCTGTGGTGTTACCACGTTGCTTGGCAGAGTGTGGGTTTACCACTTATAGTTTTTTATTTTTTCTTCATAACTCGTCTAGTAGCACCGCCTCTTGAGTAGCCTTTTTTCTTCATGCCACCTTTAGCCATACCTTTTTTCTTCATAGCCATAGCTCCACCACGAGCCATGCCTTTTTTCTTCATACCACCTCGTGCCATGCCTTTTTTCTTTTTAGGTGTACCACCACGAGCCATATTTCTTTTTACGCCAGCAGTATCACGTTTACTAAGTCCTAGCATATCTGCTACTTCAGATTTAGTTAACCCTAATAGCTTTATCATTTTATTAAAGTCTGATTTTTTTGACGTATTTTGTTTTGATGCCATTGTTACTTCTC